TGAATTAGGAATGTTAATAGTTGCTTTAGCTGATGATACAGAAGATATTCCAAGAGTGATTTGCGCAATCATATTAATTGCGCAAGTTATAATCATTGCATTTATAGCAGTTGTTAGATTGATATATGGCATATTATAAAAAAAGGAAGGTGATTAGATGGCAATTATTAATACGATAGCTATTATTATGCTAATCGCAACAATATTTGTATTATGGGCATTATGTAAAGCAAAGAAAAAGGATTAAAACTACACGAAGGGAGACAGAAAAAGCGTGGAAGAAATGACAGCAAAGGAATATCTAGCGCAGGTTAAGCACATCAAGGACAGAATAGCGATTATGCAGGAAGAAATAAAGACATTGAAAGAGCTATCTGTAAGTATGGGAGCTATGCAGCAGGGCGGAAAGGTAATAAGCTCAAAATCAGGCGATAAGATGGCAGATACAATATGCTTAATTGATGAAAAGATGAATACATACGCTTCAACGATTAGAGAGTTTACGCTAACAAGGGCTAATGTAATCATATCAATCCAGAAAGTAAAGAATGCTGAATATGCAAAGTTGCTATATAAAAAGTACTGCAAGTTAGAGCATTGGGAACAGATAGCAATTGATATGGGATATAGCTATAGATATACTCTTAAGATGCACGGCAAGGCACTGGAAGAGTTTAGGGCGGTTAATGGAATGAAATAAAAAGAGGACACAAAAGGACATAGAAAGACACATCATTCTATGCTAAAATGGTAGAGTAATAAATGAAAAAAAGGTTATTATTTGTTTGAACATTTTTTTGTTTTTTTACCCTCCTTAAAGCGCTCATTATAAAAAAATGGGCGCTTTAAAAATGAAGGTTAAAGCAGAGGTCAAGCGATGGAATTAGAACAGATTAGCATAAACGAATTAAAAGCGTATCAGAACAACGCTAAGAAACATCCAAAAGAGCAAATCGAACAGATTAAACAGAGCATCGAAGCGTTTGGATTCAACGACCCAATAGCCGTTGACGAAAATAATATGATTATTGAAGGTCACGGCAGGATGATTGCAGCTAAAGAATTAGGCATAGAACAGCTTCCGTGTATCAGGCTAAGCAATCTTACTGAACAGCAGAAGAAAGCGTATATATTGGCACATAACAAGCTGACTATGAATAGTGACTTTGATTTGAATGTGCTTAACCAAGAATTGAAAGATATATTCGAGTTCGATATGGAAGATTTCGGGTTCGATATTCCTGATATGGACGAACTGGGCGACATTGACGATGGTTATTATGGCGACGAAAGAGAGCGTACGTATAGCGCTTACAATCTTGATGAATTTGATAATGCTAGAAGCACTGGCTTTTACCAGATGCCGATTATCAAGGCACAGAATGCTACACCCGACGAACTGATTTCTTTTAATTACGTTCTAAGCAGTAAAAAAACAGATTGTGGCGTACATTTCTATATTGACGACTACCAATTCGAAAGAATATGGAACAATCCACAGGAATACATAGAGAAATTGAAAAAATATCAATGTGTATTCACACCTGATTTTAGCCTTTATATGGATATGCCAATGAGTATGAAAATTTGGAACGTTTATCGCTCTAAATTAATCGGGCAGATGATGCAGAATGCAGGAATAACTGTAATACCGACGTTGCAATGGGCAGAAAAAGAAACTTTTGCTTTTTGCTTTGACGGAATAGAGCAGGGCGGAACTGTTACAGTCTCAACAATTGGCGTAAAAAAAGAAGAATCAGCAACAAAAGTATGGTTCGACGGAATGGATGAAGCAATAAAAAGAATTAAACCAAGTCAAGTGCTTGTGTACGGCGGAGACATAGGCTATAATTTTCCTAAAAACATAGAAGTAAAATATTACGACAATAAAGCATTTGGTAGAAAGTGAGGATAACAAGATGGCAAAAGGAAAGAAATACGCAGAACCAGAAGGATATTTTCCTAAAGATTTAAGGAAAAAATACAGCTTAGGCGAATATGCGAAGGATAAGGCGAAAGCGTCAGGAACAAAGAAGAAAAAGACAACAAAATAATTTTTTAAAGCAAGGTGTAAAAAGCATCTTGCTTTTTTTATGCGAAAAAATAGAAAGGAAATACAGCAATGGGCGGACGAGGAGCAAACAGCGGAGACTTAGGCGGTGGAAATGCTAGCAGTTTGAACAGCGAAAAGGCTGGCGACATTTGGAACTACCGACATAACGAAAACAATGAACAGTTTGTTGACAATATCAATCAGACTGTTAGAGAAATGGCGGAATCTTATGACGGATTAATGAATACAATCAATGACATATATATGGCAAAAGTAAAAGATAACCCGACAGTTATGGCGTTCTGGGACATCGACCACGGCGAATTAGGAATAAATACAAGATATGGGAACATTGAGAAGATGGCGAGTGCTTACGATGATTGCGTTAAGAAAGGCTATCACCCAAGCAGGGGCAACAAGACAGCAGAGCAGGCGGTAATAGCTCACGAGTTAGGGCATTCACTAACCAGCGTTGCAATGCAGAAAATGAGAAGTAATAATTTTGATGATGTTTCTAAGAAAATTATGAAAGAAGCACAGAACATACTCAACAAGGGATTAAAGAAAAAGAAATACCCAGGCACAAGGAAAATCGCAACTAAGATTTCAGAGTATGCGACTAGCAGTAACGCTGAATGCATAGCAGAAGCAACAGCCGATGTATACTGTAACGGCTCAAAAGCAAAGGCAGAAAGTAAAGCAGTAGTGCAAGCGCTGAAAGGATTTATGAAATAAAGAAATTAATTAGAAAGGTAGGTGATGGCAATTGAAGAAAAGCAGCTTTAGCAATATGACAGCGGAAGAACGCGCAGAGATGGGAAGAAAAGGCGGTATCAACTCGGGAATCAGCAGACGTAAAAAAGCTGCAATGAAAGAAACGCTTGAATTGCTTCTTGAATTGCCATTGCACAGCGACGGAACAGTTACAGCCGAAGATGTAAAGAGCTTTGCAGACTTGAAAGGCAAGAACATAGACATCCAAACAGCCATATTAGTAGCACAGATTCAAAAAGCTCTTAGAGGTTCAGTCGCAAGTGCTGAATTTTTGAGAGATACAGCAGGAGAAAGACCAGAAGACATCATTAACCTTAATGCAGGCGAAGAAGATACAAGCTTGAATATTAACATAAGCTATGGAACTAATCCAAAAGAAGGTGATTAGCGGATGGATATTAATGTAGAGCTTAACCCTGATTTCGCCGTGGTCAACCGAAGTAAAAAAAGATATGTAATTATGAAAGGTTCGGCAGGTTCGGGTAAGTCAGTAGATACCGCTATGAATTACATATTAAGACTAATGAGAGACCCAGGCAGAAATCTGCTATGCGTCAGAAAATCAGATATTACCAACAGAGATAGCACCTTTGCAGAATTGCAGAGCGCTATTTTTCGTATGTTTGGAGATAAGTGGGAAAAATATTGGAGCATTAAGCAAAACCCTTTAATGCTTGAATTTAAGGGCAATGGAAATCAAATAATTTTTCGTGGAGTTAATGACGATAAGCAGAGAGAAAAGCTAAAATCTATTACATTTAAAAGAGGAAAGTTAACAGATGTATGGATTGAAGAAGCAACAGAAATCACTCAAAACGATTTTGAAATCATTGACGACAGATTAAGAGGTGAATTACCCGAAGGGCAATTCTACCAAATTAAAATGACTTTCAATCCAGTTAGCGCTACTCATTGGATAAAAAGAGTGTTCTTTGATTTGCCTGATGCGAATACGCTAACGCATTCTAGTAATTACCTAAAAAACAGATTCATTGATGAAGCATACAAGGCTAGAATGGAACGTCGAAAAAAAGTTGACCCAGAGGGCTATAGAATCTATGGATTAGGCGAATGGGGAGAAGTCGGTGGATTAATTCTAAGTAACTACGTTGTTGAAGAGTTCGACACAAATCCAGAACGATTCGACTATATGGTTAATGCGCAAGACTTTGGCTATAACCACGCCAATGCCCTATTAAACGTAGGATTCAAAGATGGTGAGATGTACGTATGTAAAGAGCTATACGTATACGAAAAAGATACAGGCGAAATCATACAGATGGCAGAACAGATGGCATTTGATAAGAGATTGGCAATGTACTGCGACAGCGCCGAACCTGATAGAATAAAAATGTGGCAGAAAGCAGGCTATAAGAGAGCAAGGGGCGTTGTTAAAGGTTCAGGAAGCGTAAACGCACAGATTGATTATTTGAAGCAAATCCCAAAGATACATATACATCATAGCTGTATAAACACATACAAGGAAATCAGTCAATGGAAATGGCAACTTGACCCGAAAACAGGGCTATATCTCGACGTACCAGTTAACTTTTTCGATGATGCGATGGCAGCGTTGAGATATTCAATTGAAGAAATTAGAAGAAACAGCCACTTGAAAGCTAAGAAGCGACCAAGGGGTTTTTAATTTAGTAGAAAGAGGTAAAGAATGGCAATATATATAGATGCTGGAACAGTCCCAGACGTTAACCATATCAGTTCTAGCGTATTTAGATACTTAATACGTAAGCATAAAGCGCAGATAGGCAAATTTCAAAAAAACTATGACTACTATTTAGGCAAGCACAACATTTTTAAGCCGTCAGAGGACGACGAGGACAAAGTAAAAGTGTGCGCCAATTACGCGAAGTATGTAGTTGATATTTCAACAGGCTACTATCTGGGAGAACCAGTCAAATACAACAGCGAAAAGAATGACGATAAACAGAAAAAAGAAGTACTTAATGCAGGTGTACAGGCATCAATCAAGAATGGAGCTGTCAGACAGTACGATTGGGAACAGGCTAAACAGATAGATATATCTAGGGCGATAGATGTATACGAAAATCAGACTATATCAGAATGCGATGCAAAGATAGCTAAGTATATTGGAATATTCGGAGAAGCTTATGAGTTAGAATATGCAAACAGTAAAGAACATCCAGAGCCAAGAACAACAGTAATCGACCCTAGAAATTGCATTATGGTTAGGGATAATACAGTCGAACATAATAAGCTCTTTGCAATTGTATATGAAGAGCAGGAAGACTTGAACGACGTTAAATATTACGACGTTACAGTATATACAGCGTTTAATTCTAAGCGCTACCGCTCAACTAACTTAGAAGATTTTGAATTTCACGAAATATTAGACAGCGAACAGGAACATTACTTTGGGGAAGTACCAGTCGTTGAATATCAGAACAACGATGAAAGACAAGGCGACTTTGAGCAGGTAATACCGTTAATTGATGGACTTAATGAGCTATTGAGCGACAGAATCACCGACAAAAAGAAATTCGTAAACAGCTTATTGGCGTTATTCGGAATGACAATCGACGACGACGACCTGAAAATTGTTAAAGATGAAAGATTTTTGGACGGAATACCTACTGACGGAAGAATTGAATATGTACAGAAGGTATTCGATGAAGGCAGTATGTCGGTACTTTGCAACGATATTATAAGGGAAATCCATAAGATGACTTTAACGGTCGATATGACCGACGAAAACTTTGCAGGCAACAGCTCAGGACAAGCGTTAATGCTTAAATTAATGACTATGAACATACTTGTTAAGTCCAAGATGCGCAGTTTTGAAAAAGGACTTAAAAAAAGATTCGAAATGTACAATCATTGGCTATGTGTTCAGGGAGAAATGAATCCAATTGATAAGAAAGAGCTGGATATTGTATTTACCATAGCGATGCCGATTGATAGAACAGCAATAGTAAATATGGTAGTGAGCTTACAAGGAATCGTCGACAACAAAACATTATTAAATCAGCTATGGTTCGTTAAGGATGTAGACGAAGTGCTAACAAACCTTAAAGAGCAGAAGCAGGAAGCACAGCAAGAGTATTTAGACAGCTTTGGAATGCAAAAAGCATTAGTCGAAAACGATGATGATAATGTTGATAACCCTGACGAAAAAGACAAAAAAGAGGATGAAGAGTAATAAATGGCTAATTCATATTGGGAGAAGCGAAGCATCGATGTTGAAAAGCTGATTCAAGAAAAGAACGACCGAACAGTAATAAAGGTTAATGAATTTTTTGAAGCAGTAATGAAAGAATTAAATGAGCAAATTCGAAAGATATTTAATACATATCTAACAGATAGCGGAATGTCTATCCAAGAAGCTCTAAAAATGCTCAACACCAAACAAACAAGGGATGCTTACAACACCTTGAAAAGAATATATGAAAGAACCGACGACCCCGACTTAAAGCAAGAAATCCTGAACAGATTGAATGCCCCAGCTTATGCAAGCAGGATAGCAAGAATTGAAGCATTAAGAAATTTGATATTCTGCGAAGCGCAGAGCGTTGGATGGTATACAGAAAAAATGCTACAGCCAAGAATGATAGACGCGTACAGTACATCATTCTACCAAACGCATTATACCATCCAAAAAGGGACAGGCTTAGCATATGACTTTAATAAGTTAAGCAATCCAGCTGTTAAAGCTGCAATCGCAACCGATTGGAAAGGCTCTAACTACTCAAAAAGAATATGGAAGAATACGGACAAGTTAGCGAATGACTTAGAGGAAATCTTAACGCAAGGACTAATGACTGGAATATCAGGTAAAAAGATGGCTACTGAACTCAACAAGAGAATGCAGTCAGGAAGATATGAAGTTGATAGACTTATCCGAACAGAAGTTAACTATGTTGCAGGGCAGGCAAGATTAAAAGCTTATGAAGATACAGGAGCGAAAAAGTACATTTACATCGCTACGCTCGACCTTAGAACGTCGGCTGTATGCCGTAAGTTGGATAAGACTATCCACTTAGTCAAAGATGCAGAGGTTGGCGTTAACTTTCCGCCAATGCATCCTAATTGCCGTAGCGTTGACAGCGCATACATTGATGGCAGGGATTATTCAAAATTACAAAGAAGAGCAAGAAATCCGATTACAGGCGAAAATGAACTTGTACCAGCTAATATGACGTACAGAGAATGGTATAAAAAGTACGTTGAGAACGATGCAAGGGCAAGAGCTAACGAAAGAGCAATAAAAAAGGGCATAAAACGACCTTACAAGATGTCGGATGAAGAATTAAAGAAAGCAATTAAGCAGTTATCTCATTGATAGCTGCTTTTTATATGCCAAGGAAAAGGCATTAAAACCATACGGACTAACTACAAGGCAAGTACTTGTAGGGAACATAAACAAATTAATGACTACAAGGCAAGTACTTGTAGGGATAAGGAGCAATCAGAGATGAGAAGAAAAGAAAGTAAACGTTTACCAATGAAGTTACAGTTTTTTGCTGAACCACCAGCACCAGAACCAGACCCACAGCCAACAGAAATTAGCTTAGATGATGTTTTTTCAAAGTTTAGCGTTGATGATATTCTGGCACGTTCGGAAGTGGAAAAGGCTATCCAGAGCCGTGTCGATAGCACAGTTACAAAAGCATTGAACACAGCAAGAGCTAAGTGGGACAAAGAACAGCTTGAAAATTTAGACGAATCTAAGCGATTAGAGAAGATGAATGAAGAGCAGAGAGCTAAATATCAGTTAGACAAGGACAAAAAGGCGTTCGAAGCTGAAAAGAAGCAGTTCGAACACGAACAGTTAGTAGTATCAACAGGAAAAGAACTCTTGAACAGAGGGCTTGATGCTGATTTTGCTAAGTACTTAGTTGGTGCGGATGCAGAAAGCACACAGGCAAGAATAGACAGCTTTGAGCAGTTGTTTAATTCAGCAGTTACAAAAGCAACAAATACAAAAATGAAAGGAAATCCGCCAAAAGACCCAGAGAAAAAAAGCGCGTTAACAATGGATGCCATTAAGGAAATGACACCAGCCGAAATCAACGCAAGATGGGATGAAGTGCAGAACGTACTTTCAGGAAAATAATTTTAAAAAGGAGATTAAGAAATGGCAGTAAAAAATTTTATTCCTCAGATATGGAGCGCTAGATTATTAGAACATTTAGACAAGGCTCACGTATATGGAAATCTTGTAAATAGAGATTATGAGGGCGAAATCAGAAATTATGGTGACACAGTAAAGATTAACCAGATTGGCGACATCGATATTAAGGACTACACAAAGGGAGCTATCGAAGACCCTGATTCATTAGATGGAACACAGCAGTTATTGACTATCGACCAGGCTAAGTATTTCAATTTTTCAATTGAAGATGTTGACAACGCCCAGACTAATCCGAAGTTGATGAATGATGCAATGCAGAGAGCTGCATACGGAATGAATGATGTAACAGATTCATTCATCGCAAATCTTATGGCAGTAAATGCAGGAAATAAGATTGGTGATGATACTACTCCAATCGTTCCAACTAAGGAAGATGCTTATGATTACTTAGTTGATATGGCAACAGCATTAACAGAAGCAAACGTTCCACTTACAGGAAGATGGGTAGTAATTCCTGCGTGGTATCACGCATTATTGCTTAAGGATGATAACTTTATTAAAGGTGGAACAGATTACAACAAGGCTATTATTGAAGGTGGAGAGATTGGAACAGCAGCAGGATTTACAGTTTACATTTCAAATAATGTTCCTAATACAGCAGGCGCAAAATATAAAATCTTAGGCGGTGTTAATATGGCAACATCATTCGCCGAACAGCTTGTTAAGGTTGAAGCATATCGCCCTGAAAAGAGCTTTGCTGATGCAGTTAAAGGGTTAAATGTATATGGTTCAAAGGTTCTCCAGAAGAATGCCTTAGCTTGTATGACAGTTAACAAGAAGTAGAGAGGTGACTATATATGTTGGTTACAATTCTCAACAAGCAGACAGGCTATTCTACCGAATGCAGTAACGATGATGTTATCAAGATTTGCAAGGCTGATGTTGATAACTACGAAGTCAAGGAATTAGTCAAGGAAGTCAAGAAATTAGTCAAGGAAGTCAAGGTAAGAAAGCCTAAGAGAGAAACAAAGTAATTGAAAGGATAGAATATGGAAACATTAGACAGACTGAAAGCTAAATTAGGGCTTGATGTAATTGATACGACAACAGAAACATTGCTAAAGGAATATTTAGATGAAGCGTCTACGGCTATTAAGAACTATCTTGATTTAGATTATGAAAGCGTTCTTGATAGCCGTTTTGTTTCCAGCCAAATATCCTTAGCATTCACATATTACAACAGAGATATGGCTAAGAATATAAAGTCTGAAAGCTATTCAGAGGGTGTAGTCAGTCAGAGCGTAACATACGTGTCAACTAACGACTACGACGTTAAGGAAGAGCAGATTTTAAATAAATTAGCCAGATACAGGAGAGTGCATGCAAAGAGACGATAGATTTAATTTTTCAAGAAGAAAAATAACAGCGAACATCAAAGAAACAAATGTATTTTCCTATGGATTTAAGACAGATAGATATGGCAATCAGGAATACAGCTATCCTAGTGAGCCATCTGGAAGTATCGATGTAATGTGGTCGCCAATATCTAGCGAAGTTGAGATTGCTGAATACGGCGAAAGAATTAATGAGATGATGCAGACCTGCGTTTTTTCAGATGAAGAACTGAAAGAAAAAGACAGAGTTGAAATTAATTCTAAGATGTACAACATCGTAGCAATTAAGCAATATCCAAGCTATAGGCTTGTTTTGGCTGAAAGGGTGAGATAGATGGGAATAAGCATCAAAGGGCTGTCAGAGTTGCAAGATAAGCTCTCAAACAACATCGAAAAGCTCAATCAGAATATGGAAGATACAGTAGGAAAGTTGGCACAGCAAATAGCTGACGATGCCAAAGACCTAGCACCAGTTGATACAGGGCATTTGAGAGAAAGTATTTTTTCGAGAGTGACTAAAGATGGCGACATAATAGCAGGCGAAGCGTATTCGAATGTTGAATATGCATCTTATGTTGAGTTTGGAACAGGTAAAGTTGGCGAATCGGCAGGGTTGCAGAGAGAAGGCATAGATTTACATTACAGGCAAACGCCGTGGAGGTATCAAGATGAAGAAGGCAATTGGCACTATACGGAAGGTATGAAACCTCAGCCTTTTTTTAATCCAGCAATGAAGCAGAACGAAGATGAAATCAAAGAGAAGCTTAAAACAACAGCAGTATTGGAGATGAAGTAATATGGTCGATGCGAGAAAGCAAATAAAAGAATTATTGGAAGAAATAGAAATCAATGGGATGAAAGTATCAATGAATTTTCCGAAAGAAATCGATTCAGTTCCATTGATTACTTTTTTTGAAATTAATAACAGCAATACTGATACGAAGTTCAGAGATTCAATATCGTATCAGATTGACGTGTGGGCGGACACGTTCGAAACAGTAATAGATATGGCAATGGAAGCATCAAAAAAACTTGAAAATTTAGGGATGAAAAGGGACTATGTTAGCCCCGACAGCGACAGTATAGATGCGTCTGGACTATATCGAAAGACTTTGAGATACAGCCGACACGTAGACATCAGAACAAACAGATTAATTGATTAGAAAGCGAGGTTGTGAAAAATGGCAAAAACAACTAGCACACAAAGTAACGAAAGTGAGGTTAAAGTAATGGCAGCAGCAGAAGGAACAAAACAGGGATTAGCCAGCATTGGTATTGAAGTAAAGGTTAATTCAGTAGCTATGAATTACGTTACAGATATTGGCGATATTGGCGGAAGTCCATCTGAATTAGATGCAACTACATTCAAAGATAAAATCAAGGTAACAGTACCGGGCGTTAAGGATATTAAAGCGTGGGAAGCTACTTATTTGTTTGACAATAGTAGCGCAACTAGCGACTATAGGAAACTTAAAACGTTAGAAGATGCAGGAAACATCGTTCCGTTAGAGGTTGCCTTACCAGACGGAACAACATTCTCAACTAAAGGCTACGTATCAACGGTAGTTAGCGGAGCTAAAGTTGACGAATTAATCAGTGCTAAATTAACAGTATCTTTACAGGAAGATTGGAAAGTAACAAATCCAGCATAGTTAGTTATTATTTGATGGGGCTAAATGCCCCATCTTTTTGTTAAGAAAGGATTTAAAAATGAAAACATTAGAATTAAAGCTTAAAGATGGAGAAGAAGTAGTAAAAGTACATTTAAGATTGACTTGTGGCGGTCAGCGCAAATTAAAAGAGAAATACGATGAAGACACATTAACAACTCTGTTAGGTGGATTCAATGAAATAGACAAGACTATTGATATTTTCGATACAGCATTAAATTACAAGGACAATGATAATACTATCAAATCAGGCGAAGAGCTGTACGATTTAATGGTTGATAACGATTACTGCGGAATCGAAGCATTTGCAAAAGTAGTTACAGATATAGCCGTAGCTTCAGGAATCATTAAGAAAGAACAGGCAAACTCTGTATTAAAGAGCGTTGAAAATACATACGATTCAGTATTTAACGACTTAGAAAACGTTATCGAAAAAGCAGAAAAAAAAGATACACCCACAGAAAACTAGCAGAAAATCGTTAGAAGATTTGATTTTCGAAGGTAGAGTTGCAGGAATCGAATTTAATGATATATGGGATTGGACGTGGGGCGAAGTATTAGAGTTCATTAGGGTTGTTCAGGAAAGAAAACGCAGAGAGAATCAGGATAAGGCATACATAGCCTTTAAGGAAGCTGATTTAATTTCTGGATGGATTTTTGAAAAGAAGGAAATGAGCGTTGTTGAAGCGTTCCCAACGTTCTGGACTAGCGAAGAAAGAGAAGAGATTTTAAAGCAAGCTAAAATTGAAAAATATAAAAACATAATGTTCCGATATGCGAATAAAAGGTAGGAAGGAGGTAGGAAATGACAGTTGAAGAGATAAAGGTCAAGTTTAGCGTAGAGTTGAACAACCTAAAGAAGAATCTTGAATCGGCGAGAGGACAGTTAACCAAAGTATCAGATGCTTTCGAAGATTTGGATGGAGATATTGAAAGAGCCAAAAAATCGATGGATAAAAACGCCGAAAAAATAGCAAAAGCTTTGGAAAACGAAAAAAAGAAATATCAAAGCAATACTAATGCAGCTCAAAAGTACGCTCAAAACATCCAGGAATTAGGCGTTAAATATGATTTGGTTAAGACTAAAGCAGAGAAGTACGCAAGCGAAATAAGCAATCAGGAAAGCAAAATTAATAAAATGCAGACGGCATATGAAAAGATGTCTAATGTAATGTCGTCAATGCAAATAAAAGGAAGCATTAACGAAGAATTGCAAAATTTAGAGAGCATTTTGGAGAAAAATAAAACAAAGGCTCTGCAACTTGAAACAGAAATGAATAAGCTTTCAAATTCAAATTATGAAATAGGCGAAGTTGACGGCGAATTTATGAGTTATGAACAGATGGCGGAAGCTCTTAACAAGGTAGATGCAGAGAGTGAGCAGGCTTATAACAGACTTAACCAGCTAAAAGCTGGAATTAATGGCGTAGATGAAGAATTGCTTGATTTAGGCAACAGACAAGGACTTGAAAAACTAAACAACCAGATTACACAGCAGAAAGGAAAGCTTACAAGTCTAAAAGCAAGCTATCAACAGACACAGAACAGCCTAAATGCTTTATCTAACAGGCAAGAGCAGGCGACAGCTAAATTAGGACAGTCTAAGCAGTCAATAGCAAGCGCTAAAGAGAGAATAATGCAGTTAAGGCAGTCGTTAGGTTCTTTAAGCTCAACGACAAAAGGGGCATTTATGGCGAATGTGTCCGCAAAGCTTAAAGCTGTTGGCAATGCTGCATCAAGCTTGATTCATAGGTTTCAAAACGGCGTGTCGTCAATTTTCAAGTTTGGCAAGGGATTGTTGAATGTAGGCAAGCAGGCAGTAGGAATAATAGGCAGATTTACTTTGTTAGGTAAGGCTGTTGGAAGTGTTAGGAATAAAATATCTGGATTCGCTTCCAGTGCATCGCAGAACCTAAGAATGATTAAAAGCATAGTGATGTCGATGCTTTTAATGAAACTATTTACCATTTTTTCGGAAGGAATGGGCAACCTTGCGAAGCAGAGTAGTGGATTTAATAGCTCAATCTCTAAGATATACAGTTCACTATCATATTTAAAGAATAGTATCGTATCAGCATTTTCGCCGTTAGTGAGCTATGTTCAACCTATGGTAAGTAGCGTCATTAATACGATAGCAGATGCTTTTAACAAATTAGGTGAGCTTATAGCAGGCTTAACAGGGCAAAAGACTTATACAAAGGCTGTATATCAACAAAAAGACTATGCAGCAAGCTTAGATGATACGGCAGATTCTACCAGCAACGCAAACAAGGAAGCTGAGAAGTACAAAAAGACTATAGCTGGCTTTGACGAAATTACAAAGTTGGATGATAATACATCATCTTCCAGTAGTGGCGGTAGTGGCTCGTCAGGTAGTGGAAATTCTGATGCTGGAGCGTGGACTACCTCAAAGGTCAATGTATCTAGTAGCTTACTTAATTCTATCAAGGATGGCGATTGGACTAGTGTAGGCAAAGCACTAGGAAACAAAATCAATCAGGCGTTAGGCAGTATTGATTGGGACGAAATCCAGAAGAAAGTAAACAATATAGCTAAAAACATAGCTGATTTTCTAAATGGAGCTATTAAAGCAACAGATTGGAATTTAGTAGGAACAACAATCGGGCAGGCAGTTAATACAATCTTAGGATTTTTTAATACGTTTGCGACTACTTATGATTGGAGTAAATTCGGAAAAGCAATAGCACAAAGTCTTAACGGAGCGTTGAAAGCTATAGATTGGAAACTGGCAGGCGAGACATTAGGGAACAGCTTGACAGGCGTATTCGATACGCTCTATGAAATAGTTACTAATTTTGATTGGAAAAAGTTAGGCAGTAGCTTAGCAGATGCAGTCAATGGATGCGTTGATAAGCTTGACTTAGCCAAGGGAACTGCTGCAATTGGCGAAGCTGTAAAAGGATTGTGTAACGCAATTGCTGAATTTTTCGAAAAAACCGACTGGAAAGCAATCAGCAAAAAGGTAGTTAAGGCAGTAACTAGCGTTGATTGGTTAGGTATTGTTATTGCAGCATTAAAAGCTGTATTCGCAATAGCTGGGGCGTTCGTAGAGCTGATAGAAGGAATCATCGACGGCATCATTGACGGAGTTAGAACGACTGATTGGGTTAAGGTTGCAAATGAAATTTGGAAAGCAATCGTAACAGCAGTCAAGGGAATCGGCGGATTAATTCTTGAAGTCTCTCTTTATTTAGGAACAAAGGCTAAAGATTTGTGGGACGACATCAAATCAGGTTGGAATGCAATCAAGGACAAGGCTCTGGAAGTGGAAGCAAAGCTGAAATCTAAGATTGAAACTACACGAGACCAAATCAGAGCTAAATGGAAAGAAGTATCAGCAGATTGGAGCGACAAGGTTAACGATTTAAGATTGAGTGCAAAACAAAAAGCTAGTGATATTAGAACGTGGTGGAAAAACAAAACCGCTGGATGGAGAGATAAGGCTAACAGCTTAAAATTGAACGCAAAACAGAAAGTTAACGATATTAATAAGTGGTGGAAAGATAGAGCAGCAAAATGGAAAAATAAAGAAGTATCTTTCAAAATCAAGGCTGAAAATAAGATTGAAGAAATCAAAAAAGATTTTAAAAAAGCCATTAATACAGTCATTGATTGGCTAAATAAGTACATTATTGATAATATCAATAAAATCTCAATCAAAATTCCTGCAATCAAAGTGGCAGGAAAAACTCTTTTTGGCGGAAAGACTTTTGGCTTTGATGTTAACCATATTAAGAGCTTTAAGCTGGGTGGATTCCCTGACGGCGAAGATGGGCTATTTTATGCCAACCATAATGAAATGGTCGGAACTTTCAGTAATGGAAAAACAGCCGTAGCGAATAATGACCAGATTGTATCAGGTATTTCAGCAGGCGTATATTCTGCTGTGACTGCTGCGATGGGAAATAGCGGAAACGGCAATTCCCCAATTCTTAATGTATACGTTGGAGGAAAAGAAATAACAGATTACGTCGTAAAAGATGTTAACAACAGAACAATAGCAACAGGCAGATGCCCTATTCTTACATAAGAATGGGGCTTTGTGTGAAAGGAAATGAAATGGCAATAACATTAAAGATTAATACAGGAAGCAAGGCTTTCGACTTAGAGCCAGCCTTGAACGGAATTGAAGAATCGCAAGAAAAAATTTGGAGCAAAAATACAGGTCGTACATCTTCAGGAAAAATGACAGGTGATATTGTAACTACCAAATTAAAATTGAAAATTAAATATCCAGTTCTCACAATTGAACAAAAAAATCTGCTTAACAAGGCTATATCGGACGCTTTTTTTACAGTTGAGTATCAAGGGGCAAAATATAAAATGTATGCTAATTCGCCAACATATCCGTTGTATAGTATGGCTACAGGACTTCCACGATATGTAGGCGTTGCGGTTGATCTGATTGAACAGTAGAAAGGAAGAGATATGTATACAGATGTATCAACAGAATGTATTAATGCATTGAATGCAGATGGCAGGCGATTCGGAGCGAAGATAACTCTATCTGACAAGACAGAGATTACAGATGGATTCTATTCGATTGATATAACATCCAGTGCTAACAATGATACAGAAAAAATGCAGTTAGGTACAGCGATAGCAACGCAGGTTACAGTTAATATGGAAGAGCCTACGAGCGTAATCTACAATAAAGAATTTCTGTTAAGTTTAGGAATTTATATTGATGATACAACTATCGAATATGTTCCAATGGGATATTTTAAAGCTCAAAAGCCTACTGTGCAGGCTGGAAAGATGACCTTTACGGCGTTAGACAGAATGGCAAGGCTGAATGGTAACTATTCATCGCTACTATCATATCCTTGCGATATAGCAGATGTTGTTAAGGAAATTCAGACTATGACGGGCGTTCCTATTGAGATTCCTGGGCATAGGGTAATCAATAAAAGAGTTGAAAGCGACGATGGAACGACCATTACATACTGTAATCCGTTTGAAGGCTACACATACAAAGAAACGCTGGCAATCATAGCTAGTTACTACGGCAGATTTGTTACTGTTGACAGAACAGGAAAAGTCGTGTTCAGAGACTATCGCAGTAGAGATTACCAAATCACAGCCGATAGGAGCTTAGAAGATATAAACGTATCTAATGAGATTTTTAACCTAGGCTATATTAAATGTACTGTCGATAACGATTTAGTATTAAAATCGGGCAATGGAGCTACAGGCGTTACAATTTCTTGCTTTATGCATACGCAAGATACGCTAGACAGCTTATATAATAGCCTTAAAGGATTGAGCTACTATCCTGCATCGGTATCGTTTTTGGGCGATTTTCGACTTGATATTGGCGATATGCTAACAGTAATTAAGCTGGATGGGACTGGCGTAATTTTTCCAATAATGGGAATGAATATCGAATTTGATGGCGGATTAACGTCAAGAATCTATTCATATGGAGAGACAAGCGAAACTGCCGAACAACAAAGCCCGACAGAAAAAGCAATCAGCCGATTATATCAGCAATTGGCAGTTGTCGAAAATCTGATAGCAACTAAAAGCGTTACTATAGGACAGGTTGGAACAACAAATCTGTTGGATGATAGCCTTACATTGATTAACGATGATTACACGATTGAAATAATAGAATAGGAGAAAAAGATGAAGATTAATAAAAAGATTGATAATGTATATCATATAGAGTTTGGTTCGGATGACGACAGAGCCAACGCAAGAATCTATAGATACGATACAGGACAGCTCATTAAATTCTATGATATTCCAGATGGCGTAGAGGTTCAATTCTCTAATGAACATTCTACCAATGGAACAATCAACAAGAGAATAACAGACAGTATGGTTCAGATTCCAGATTCTTTGCTTACTTCCAAAGACAACATCATAGCCTATATTAAATATATTGATGAAAACAGTGAGACAACGACAAAGTTAATCAAATTCGGACTTCTTGACAGAGCTAAGCCTGGCGACTATGTATCACCTGACGAAGAGCCTAGTTTTAGAAGTTTTGTTGAAGAACAGTTAAAGGAAGCAAAAGAAACTGTCGAGAAGAATAAAGATTATTTAAAAGAAACGATTGAAAACACTGAAAAATCCAAAGAATATATGGATGCGACGGATGCCAATAGGCGTACAGTAGAAGGACTAACAGAGAAAAACAAGGAATATGCTACACAGACTGAGAGCAATGCCGAATCTGCTAATACATCCGCATCTAATGCTAGTGAATCAGCTTCCGACGCTTCACAGTCTGCTTCTAACGCTGCAAGTTCAGCTACAAATGCCAGTGCATCAGCAAAAGAAGCGAAAGATGCAGCAGTCAAGGCAGGAACAAGCGAAAGCAACGCCAAGGAAGCAGAAAATAACATCAATTCAGCAGTTACAGAATTTGAACAAACAAAGAGAGAGAGCCTTACAGAAATCGGCAATCTGACGACAAATTCTAAGGAAGAAATAAGCGACCTGACAGATGCAAAAAAGGCAGAATTAAACAAAATCAATGACGACATTACCCAAAACGCTGGTGAACTAAAGGAAGCTATAGTTAATGCAGCAGATGCAAAGAAAGAAGAAATTAACCAGAAGGGATTGTAAGTATTAGCAAGCATTCCCGAAGATATGGGAAAGATTCAGGATACAACATTAATTAAGTCAACCGAATCGGGAACAGATATGGTGCTTACTGATAGCTCCGATATGAATATACAGGAGTTGCATTTGTTTGGGAAATCAGAACAAAAGACGACTAAGGGCATACAGCTACTAGATTTGTCTTCAATGAACAGTGGAACAGGTGATGGATTGACTTACACAAACAGAGGAGATGGAAGCGTTCAAGTGAGCGGAACGGCTACATCGCAAGTAGGTAACATATGGTTCAAAGGAAAGTACGACACGAACAGCGAAAAATTAACCACATTGTTAACGTTAGAAGCAGGAAAAAAATACTATATAAAAGATTGTATACTTTTCGAAGGTATGACAAACATAAATACCCAGACAGAAGTAATAGAAGTGTCCGCAGAAGAATATCCAGAAGGAAGGCGAATTACAGGCATCAGAAATCCAAGGCAGGTAGTTGGAAAAACATACAATGAAGTCATATATCCGCTTATCGCCGAAAGCTCAACAGCAGTAGATTGGGAACCTTATACAGGTGGGCAACCAAGCCCTAGTCCTGACTATCCGCAAGGAATTGAAAGCGTTGAGAATCCGACTGTAAAGATTGTTGGAAAAAATAAAATGAAAACGTATGTGTATTCGTCAGCAGATTATAGAGGTGGAGTATTGATATTTAACGAATATTTGATGAAAGGAGATACATATTATACGCTAAGCGCAGATTTCGGAAACTCAAGCTATTATGTTAACGAAAATATAGAAACAGCTAAAAAAATGACAACGCTAACAGGAAAGACATCAATTACTTTTAAAACAGTAAAAAATATTCCATTAACAGCAACAGGAAGAGTCCCTTTGTTAAAAAGGAACGTTGCATCAAAAGAAATTCCTCAAAAATTAATGCTAGTTGAAGGAAAAACAGCAGAAGAATATGAGGAATACACGGAGCAGACAACACAGCTAACTTGCGAATTGAACGGAATTGACGAGAATAAGGACGAGTTAATCGTCAGAGCAGACGGAACAGGACAGTTGATACAAAGACTAGCAAAAAAATAATGGATGGAAGTAACATCGATACAAGTGCATCAGGTCAGCAAGAAGGAAGTTATTTAGTAAATATGGAAACGGTCAGCGATATGCTGACAGGAAACTACAATGTAGGCTTATCAACAAATGCAACAAACAAAGGAAGTGGAAAAGAAAAAAATACAATCAGATTCGGAGCAAATAACAAAAATGTATATTTGTATTTAACTGAAGCTTTTGCAGGAAAGACAGCAACAGAATTAAGAGAATACTTTGCTGAAAATCCGTTCACGATTGTATATCCACTAGAGGAGCCTATAGTCACCGAACTATCAGCTGACGAGGTTCAAAAAATCTTAGCGTTGCACACGAACAAACCCAATACAACAATTTGGAACGACCAAAACGCTGATATGCAGATTACTTATATAGCAGACACTAAAAGCTACATTGACAAGAAATTCAAAGAGCTTAGCGATGCCATTGTTGCATCTGCAAGTGAAGCAGAATAGAAAGGAGATTTGAGATGGCAAAATTTGATTTAAAAATTTTTGTGATGAAGACATTAACATCAATGAAAGAAGCAGGGGAAGATGAATACAAGGTTATGCAATACGCATTGAAGTACTACGAAAAAAACGTGCTTACAGAAGAAGACCTTGCAGAAGTAGAAAGTTGGTTCGATGCAGAAGGTGAAGAGCCAATGGAAGAAACAGAAGAAAATTAGTAAGTCAAAGAAGAGCGTCAATGCGCTCTTCTTTATTAATGAAAGAGAGGGCTTATGAATTTTACAGAGAGCATTATAGCGTTGCCTGACAGAGACGGAGAAGAAGGAAAATGTGGCTGTTTTTCTGCGCCTGAATCGGCGACTAAAGGATTTAAATTAACTATTCCTTCCATATTGGAAGTAGACCAATATTATACCTTTTCTGTATATGCGTTAGCTATGATTTACAGTGCAATTGGAGAAGCTAAAATTGAGGGAATATCGCAAGAATTGGCAAAAGGCAAATGGACTAAGGTAGAAATCACATTCAGAGCTACACAAAACGACCTTGTAATATTTTTCAACGGTAACATCCGAATCCTTAACGTATACAAGGCTCAACTTGAGAAAGGAAGAAAAGCAACTGACTACTCAGCGAAAATCAAAAGTATATCTGATTTGGTTGAAAATAATTCGATTAAAAATTGGTGCTACAATAACGATACGACTATTATTGACGGAGGAAAGATAGCGACAGGAACAGTAACAGCAAAGCAGATTGATGTATCTAAGCTCTTTGCTGAGAATATCAAAGCTACTGGAAATTTTGAGATTGATACAATTCGTCATTCGCTAGATGTTAACGGCAACGACTTATACGAACGATTTAAATTAATAAATAACGAACGTGGAATACGAATGGAAGCGTCGACATCTAATGAATTAGATTCAATTAATGAAGAAGAGGGAACGGTCGAAAGTTCTTTCATTCCTAATGCTGTATTGAATATGCAGAATGAACAAGCGTCATTGTATGGAAAAAACGGAGCATCAATTAGTAGTGATTCGACGACCTTATCAGTAGAAGATGGTGCGATAAGCGTTACAGGAGCTAAATGGAAAGAGATTATTGCAAATGTTAATAATTTTAGAAAATTTGGTTCGACAAGCGAAGAAGGAATTGTATATGCAAAAAAATTAGCTGGAATGGTAAGCGTAAAAGGATGCCTTACGCCGCTAAATAACATAGCAGGCGGATATGATTCAATTCATATGTTTACATTGCCGAAAGGCTATCGACCTGATTCTACGCTATATTTTGTTTGTCAAGGTTCAGGAGCTAATCGCTGGCTGTTAGCCATTGGAGCTGACGGCGTTTGCGGAATGTCAAGATATGGCGCTGGAGCTTTTACTACTTGCGTGCAAGGTGACTGGCTACCATTCCATGTTACATTTGTAGCAAAAGAAGATGAATAGAAAGGAAAAATCAATATGGAGATACGTTCAAGACCTTAGAGGTCTTTTTTTATACCAAAAAACAGAGAAAGTCGAGGAAAAAACATATGACACTTTATCAGATTTTATCCTTGTGTGGGATTCCTTCATTAATTGGTGCAATTTTTGTTAGTGCAGTTAATTATGTCAAATTAAAAAATTCATCATATAAATTAATTAAGGACGGAGTTATTGCAATTCTGCATAACAAGATATACACACTGGGAAAACAGTACATAGCTCAGGAACACATATCGGTTGAAGACTTGGATGATTTTGAACATTTATACAAGGCATATCACGCACTGGGCGGAAATGGAACAGGTTCAGAGATTTATAAGAGAGTAAAGGAACTGCCAATGAAGCAGGGAAAGGAGTAAACGAATGAGTGACAAGACAAAGAATTGGATTAAGGCAGCAGGGGTCAGAGCTGTAAAAACAATGGCACAGACATTTATTGCAACAATCGGTTCAGCAGCAGTATTAGCAGCAGTTGATTGGAAGGTGGTTGTGTCAGCAACAGTACTTGCAGGAATATTAAGTGTGGCAACATCAGTGGCAGGATTGCCAGAAGTGGAGGAATAGACAAATGAAAGTATTTATAAGTCAGCCAATGAGAGACAAAACAGATGAACAGATTAAAGAAGAGAGGGCAAAAGCAGTTAATAGAATTAAAGAAACATACAATGAGGATGTAGAAATCATTGATAGCTTTTTTGAAAATGCACCACATAATGCAAAGCCATTGTGGTTTTTAGGTAAGAGCTTGGAACTTTTGGCAGATGCAGATATTGCATATTTCTGTAAAGATTGGGAGAAATACAGAGGATGTAAGATTGAGAATACTTGTGCTAAAGAATACGGTATAAAAGTAATGGAAAGTGAGGAAGAATAATGAAAAAAGAACACGATATTAGAATTGACAGAACAAAGTTACATCCTTGGCTTAATTACAAGTTAACATTACTTTTAAAGCAGTGTGCAAAGAAAGGGATATACCTTATTATTACGCAGGGATTTAGAAGCAAGGCAGAGCAGGACGCTTTGTATGCTCAGGGAAGAACAAAGAAAGGAAGCATTGTAACCAATGCAAAGGGAAGCGATTATTCCAGTCAGCATCAGTGGGGCATTGCTTTTGACATTGCTTTGAAGTATGATGTAGACGGAGACGGAAGAATCACTGATGACACATATAACAACAAAGGCATAAAAAAAGTTGCTAAAATTGCCAAATCTAAGAAAGTAGGTCTTGCCTGGGGTGGTGACTGGGTTAGCCCTGTAGATACTCCACATTTCTATCTTGGAAAGTGGGGCGATACTTCGGCTAAGTTGAAAAGAACTTACGGAACGTTTGAAAAGTTCAAAAAGACTTGGACTAAGGAAGTTTTTGGAACAAAGAAAGGACTAAACATTTGGAACAAAACAAGAACAAAAGTCCTAAAGAAAAAGATTCCAAACAAAACAAAAGTCAATGTGATGTATGTTAAGAAAGGATATGCAAAAGTTGAGTATAATGGTGTAGTTGGTTATATGAAAGCCAAGTACTTGCTTTAAAAGTTTTTTGAAGTTAAGAGATTAATTAAATACATTAGAAAGTAAGGGAGTGCTTTTTGCATTCCCTTTATTTTTTTTGAAAAAAAATGCAAAAAAGCATTGCAATACCACGCATTGCGTGGTATATTATACCTATCAGATAGATAGGAGGAACAAATCAATGAAAAAATACGAAGTAAAGGAAAGTACAATCGAGGTAAATTACAAGAACAGAAAAAACATCAAAGCAGGCGTAAGCCTTGAAAGTGAAAATCAAGAACCAACAATAATCGCTAGCTTTGATACATTGAAAGAAGCACAGAAAAAGCTAAAAGAATTAAAAACAGACATTAAAGAAAATCACTATAATGGAACATTTTACAATGTTACAGAATACTACATCGAAGAGAACGAATACGATGAAGATGGTGACTGGTTAACAGGTGGCGACATTTATGATTTTTCAGAAATGAACATAAATGTTGTTGAAGGTGAAACAAGAAAGGACTTAGGAACATTTCACGATTTTGAATCAGCTTTAAAATTCGCTGAAACTTGCGACTGCGAATATGGCACAGATTTAGTATTTTAATAAAAAAGGTGGGAATCTTCCCGCCTTTAAAGAAAGGAAATAATATGGAATTAAAAGACATAAGACGAATAAAAAAGCTATCAAGGCAGGATGTATCTGATATATTAGATATTCCGAAAAGAACAATTGAAGATTGGGAAGCAGGAAAGAGAAAAGCGCCTGACTATGTTATTAACTTGATAAGCGAAAAACTTTTAAATATGACAGAGGAAGACATAGAAGAAGAGAAAGCTTACTGTGTCATAGAACACAAAAAAAGCACAGGTTCTAAAATCATATTTATAGGTGACAGAAAGGATTGCTTAGAGCTTGAAGATAAAAAAAGAAACAAACTCACCCAAAGGCAGCAACTTACGACTAACTATTCGACAGAACGATACAAAAAGTATTTGCAAGAACAAGACTATTTTAAAGAATTAAGCAAATACAGCGCTGAGCTGTCAACAAGCGAAAAGAAGAAAACAATATCCGACGCAGGAAAAACATATTTAAAGTACATCTGGGATTTTCAAAAAAAATACTATAACAAATAACAAAAAAAAGGTTCTAAACTCAGCAGTCAATGAAGCGAATACAAAAAATCATCATCAAAAATGTATCATATAAATTAGTAAAGACTAGCTATGCGTTGCTATCCATAGCTATCCGTAATATACATATAATATACAGTTTTTGCCTGGAAGCCTTTATTTATAGTGCTTTTAGATTACACTTATAATATACAAACAAAAAAACACCCCCCTTTAAACGCTTTATTTATCGGGGGGAGTATAATTTGACTAGCTATCCATAGCTATCCGTTGCTATGCGTAATATACAAGTAATATACAGAATTAAATCATATTTATATCATCAATTAATATCTGAATATCCAGATGTACATAGACATCATCTGTAATGTTATTACTGGAATGACCTAATATTTTTTGGCGTTCCAATAATGGAATCCTTGCTTCTGCAAGAAGTGTAGAACAAGTATGCCTACCGTCGTGTGGCGTATGCTTTTCCATTCCAATTTCTTGCAAATATTCATTAAAATTTTTTAGATAACTGCCATAGTCAATATGAAAGTCTTTTTTCCTTCGGGATGGAAATAAAAAAATATTGTCCTCATTTGACTTATCAATGAAATAGTTGAATAGTGATTTGATTTTTCTATGCATTGGAACGATTCTGTTTTTTCCAGCTTTCGTCTTGATTCCTTCAATAAAATAATTGTTCTCAATAAATATATTATCTTTCCTTATCTCTACAAGCTCCGCTGGACGTAATCCTGAATAGATGGTAATTAATATCATTTTGGCAACATCCTCTTCCTGATGATTCCATAACATAGATA